TATAACTGCTGCCGTTGTAAGTGCGGAAAATATGGCTTCCACCGCCCGTATTATTTCTAGCGTCGTAGTAAGTGCCTGTTCCCATTTGACGGAAACGGGAAAATTGATTGGTCCCATCAGTGTCTTGAAGCCTGATTTCAGGATTAGCGTCTGAAATATGCAGATCTGCTGAAGGGCTTGCAATGCCAATGCCAATTTGACCTGCAAAATAGGCGTCACCCGTTCCACCTTCAAGCTTGATATTGTTAGTGCCTGAAGAATTATCTAGGTCGATGCTTCCATTATCGCTTGCATCTTTATAGATTTGAACGACATTTTGCGTGCCGCCTGCATTTTTAACAATTATCGCATTTGTGTCGGCATTAGACGAAAAAGTAAATGTACCTGTGGCTGTACCGCCAGCCTTAGGCATGGCTGCGTCGGCTACATCCTTGGTGACTTTTACAGCATTGGCTGTTGCAGCCAAAGTTGTAGATGTTGAAGTAGTGCTATCGCTTAGCTGAACAGCACCCTTCTGCGCAGTTGTCCCATCTTGAATGCTGATCGCAGGCGTATTGCCGCCACTGCTCGCAATCGGGCTAGTCGCAGTTACGTCAGTAACCGTGCCGCCTGAGCCGGTTGCGCTAATGCTGATTGAGCCTGAACCGTTTGTAATCGTGACACCTGAACCTGCGGTGAGCGTCGCTTTATCCAAAGTGTTACCAGTGCTGTTGCCAATCAGAAGTTGGCCATCGCTGTAACTAACTTGACCGGTGCCGCCCTTGTTTACGGCAATAGTGCTGGCAGACCATGTGCCGCTTAAAATCGTGCCGACACTTGTCAGGCTTGAACCAGTTACGCCACTGCCAAGAGTCGTGGCGCTCAGAACAGACGCGCCATCAATGCGATACTCCTTGCCGCTGGCAATGTTGACATGCTCGCTAAACGTCCAAGCGTCAGTTGAGTCAACCCAGTTGATCGTTTTGTCAGTCGTGCCTTTAAGCGTGATTCCACCGCCATTTGCCGTTACATCGGTCGGCGTGGTGACAACGCCCAGCTCGATATTTTTGTCCTCAACCGTCAGCGTGGTGCTGTCGATCGTCGTGGTCGTGCCATTGACCGTTAAGTTGCCCTCCACGGTGACATTGCTATCAAATGTAGCTGCCGCAGTTACATCGAGCGTCCCGGCAATATCGATATTTGTGTCAAGCTTGGCCGATGTGATCGCATCGTCTGCAATGTCTGCAGTTGCCAGAGGATGCGCGCTAACTTCAGACCACTGCTCATAACTAAGCGATGACCAAGCTGTTGAGCCATCGCCAACCTTCCACTTGCCCGTATCTGTTTCGTATCCAAGCTCACCAGCCAATAACGTCGGATCTGCTGCAGTCCAGTTGGCCGCTGTGTCTCGGCGCTGCTGCTGTAGAGCTGAAAGCGTAATACTCATGATGCGCCAGCAGATGAAATCAAATAATCTCGGGCTGGTGTCGCTGACGCTGCACCTGCGTCTAAAGTATAACTACGGGCTGGTGTCGCGCTGGCCGCCTCAGCGTCAAACACCAAATCCCCAACGTCAATGGCATAAGTAACAAGCTCAACATCAGCGCTCCAGCGCCCAACAATCCCATCTGTGATCGTTGGCGTGTCTGTATAGCGCCATGCGTAGGAACTCAGCAGAGGAATGGGCGGCGTTGTGTATCCGTTCCACACCTCAGACGGCAAGAAAAAAATGTCAAAACTGCCTTGCCTGTCTATGTAATGATTACGAATTAGATCAACCTGAGCTTCACTTAAATTCGTAAAAGACAATGAAAGCGTCTGCTCTGTTCTGCGGTTGCCACGGCGGAAACTATTTACAGAACCAGCCAGGCTGATTTGATTGCTTTGTGGGATGTTGCCTGGGGAAAAAGTACGGGATGAAGGAATTAAAGCTGGAAAAGACATGGCTACACAGGGACAGTTACAAGGTCGATGCTGGTGTTGTAACGCAGTGGCGCACTAAGTTGAATAGTGAAGGATGAAGCGTAGCGCCATTGATAATCTGAGGAACTCACTGGTGGTGTTGTATAACCTGACCATATAGTCGCTGGAAGATCGAAAGGGATCAATGAGCCTTGCTGCGTTTCAAAATGGTCGAGGATCTGCTGGACCTCGCTTTCAGTCAAATACTCATAGCCGAGCGTAAGGCGTTGATTTGTTCGGTCAGTGCCTTGAATAAATCGCACATCACTACCGCTAGCACCCATGTGAACCTCTTGCGGATAATCGCCAGGCAAATAAGCGCGTGTTGATGGTTCTAATGCGGGAAAGTCAGCCATCACAAAACCTCAAAATCTGTTCCTTCGACAACTTCAATCGCGATTTTAGAGGCATCTGAGGCATTAACAGGGAACTGAATTGCTGAAATCGTGCTCACCCCATCGGTGCTGTGTCTGACATTTGTCACTTGATACCACTCTGTTTCAGTCCGATCATCGCCTCTGTTGTTTTTCCGTTGACGCTGAACCTTAATAATCTGAGTTGGCAGCAAGCCAGTAGTTGTTAACGCAACATCAAAGGTGATGGTGTGAGTCGAAAGCTTTCGACGCGCTAACTCATACTTCCCATAAAGCGTTGCGTGCTCTTCTGAGGTACATACGTCAGTCATGTCATATTGAACTGACGGGGCGTCGTTATCTGTTGTGTCATAACGAACGGTGGACGTTCTCTGAATTCCGATGACCTTAGGGTCAGCCTCACGCCAAACAAGATTGATGTTTACAGCTCTCCGTTGATCTGCATCCTCATATTGCTTGCTGAACGAACCTGGCAAAATTTCTGACTCAGTAAACGTGGCCGCAGGGGTTAACGCTGACCTGTCAATCTTATTTTGTGAGTCTCTAGGGAGCAGTGATTGCAAGCTATAGCGCCCATTATTTGACACAAACGAAAGCAAAAAGAACGGCGCCAGTTTGTTAACAAAATCTATCACATTTACAGCTTGATCTATAACACCGTTGCAAAATGTGTTGTTAAAACTGCAATAACTTGCGATGTCTTGGAGATTACTTACGTCAATAGGCGCAGCAAGCGGGCTAGTTGTGGCCCCGTCAGCTCGCTTAATTAGCGTGAACATATACAGTGCAAGATCAACAAATTGATTGCTTGGTCCCCGACTGTAGGCACCATCACTTAGACCTGCGCTGTAAAGATCAACTTTCACCCCTTCGCTGTAAAAAATACAGAGCTGTTTTGTTTCTGTTGGAAGTGAACCGAACGGTGGAGCTTCATAGAGGTCGCCTTCAACCTCCAGAAACGTTGTATCTGCGAAGTCCGTGTAATCAGCAGACGCAGGGGGAGAGGCTGGATCAGCGAAAGTGCTGACATGGTCCTCAACTAGAACGCCAGATAACGTCCCAGTGCTGGCGGGATTGTTGGGGTTGACTTGGTTAATAATTTGCGCATTTTCGTATAAAATGCTGATTGGACCCGTTGCGCCAAAATCAGAAAAATAGTCAGGATCCGGCGTTCTGTAGCCAGACGAAGGAGAGCGGTAAATAGTGCCAGGATTGCTGCCGGCTGTAGTGTTTCCGAATTCGTCGAAGTCTTCGACATTAAAATCTACATACGTCGTTGAGTTTTGAGCCAATCCCTGCGCAGAAAAAAACCCACTTGTAACATCATCGCCAGTCGCTTGATCTGTTACTGTTATGTCAATTGTGGCAACTCGGATGATTGAATTTGAGGTGTCGCCAGATCCCTTTGTAATAAAATTTCTAAAATTATAGAGCTCGTCCCAAGCCGGCATTCTGTCAGTAAATGTGCCAGCGCTAAAGAGCTTTTGGCGTACAGAGAAAGTGTTTATGTCAGAAAAAACATTACCGCTATCTAATGGAGAAACATTTGGAGCCGCAGCCATTGCGGCCGCTGTCTTGTGGCGATGATTGAGGGTTATTGAACTAGACTTAGAAGTGACGCTTTCACTGCCAGCCCAAGCAAGGTATTTCTCTGGACTGCTAGAAATTTCACCCTGACCAACTGCATAAACAAAAGTTCCCACAGAGTCATTGGTAGCTGTTTTCACCAATGAAGGCTGAACCCATGTTCCGCCAACGCCATTAACACGCTTACAAAATACAATCGGCACAGTGTCGCCGGCATTTGCCATGACCTGCTGCTTAGCGATCTCGCCTTGAGGCTTTTTGCTTTTAATTGTGTTGGCGTCACTTCGTTGCGCAGCTGTTCCAACTTGGCCTGATGGCTGCTCAAACGCTTTCGGCCTGTTATATAAAATCATGAGATTGAGTCCTCAGCCGCGTTGTAGCTCCTAAACGCTGAGCGAATTCCCGCAAAGTCAATCAAATTACCGCCAACTATACGCTGGGCTCTTGTGGGCCCTGTTAGTCGCTCAAGATCCTGATTGATAAACTCCACAACCCCATCAGACACACGCATGGCAAAACCACTGCGAGTAACACCATCAACGCAAAGCACATCCAAGGAACCGGCCAAAACGTGAAGACTCATGAGCCAAACTGCCTAATCAACATTCCTGCCGTAATTTTACGGGTTGGAACTTGCGGTTTCAATTTGTTGATTGCTGGATTCACCGTCCACTGAACAGATACATCGTCAACAGTTGCCCCTTCAATGCTGCCAATATAACGGCTTACTAGCTGCGCTGATCCTGAATCTAGCTCTGGCTGGCCTGCGTCCTGAACATAAAGAGAGGCAATCACTAAATTGTCTGAGCCTATGGCGGTGTCTGTAATATCAACAAGCTGTGCAGTTGCTGCCGCCGTAATCGACAAGTCGTTGATTTCACTTGCCCCGCTAGACCCAAACCCATCAACGTCAAAAGCCAGATAGAAGTAAGAACCTGTTGCGTTGGTATCAACGCTTAAGGCTTGCGCAGCTTGGTAAAAATTTTGCCACTGATAGGTTGGCGTTCTGTTGCCAGACTCATTAATCACGCTATCGCGATCCGCAAAATACTCGAGAAAACAAAGGATGTCTTTAGTGGCCATCAACTAAGACCTAGTGCTGAACGAATGTTGCCATCACGGCGCAACATATCAAGTGTTTGTTGAACGCCAGCTTGAACCGCTTTAGTCATTTCTTTTGTGGTCACAAAATTCTCACCATTCATTTGCGTGACTGGCCCTGTCTGAATGTTGACATTAGCGCTAGATGGAGCGACAAAACCACCCTCCGCAAAACGCGGGATAGCCCCTGGGCCGCGCACGCCTGAAAGTATGTTGTTGGCGAACCCAACAGCTTTGCTAGCGGGCACAATATATTCACTCTCGCCTCCCTCGCCAATCAGACCAAGTGTTGGCCCGTTTACAACACCGCCCTTAGCAAAGGCTTTGAATCCTCCGCGCCAATAGGCACCCTCTGCGGCACCTTGCAGATTACTTTGATTCTGAGCCTGTCCTAGATTCCTGATTGCGTTAATGGCTCTAGAAACAGCGTTCATGATTCCCTGGACTATATTCAAAACAAAATTATATGCAGACTGAATTGGGCGCGTAATCGCCTCATAAACGCCTGAAAAAGCTCTACCTATGCCATTTACTAGAGTTGAAAAAGCCCTCTCTACTGGCTTCACAAAGTTACTGCTAATAAACCTGAACGCATTTTGGAAAATATCCTCTACAGACCGAAAGGCATTCTGGAAGCCCCGCGTGACATGCGTTCCCAAGGCCTGAATGCCATCAGTCACAGGCCTGACAAAGCTTTCGTGGAAAACTCTGTATGCAGCTTGAAAAGCTTCTGAAATAACCCTATAAACTGCTTGATGAGCCTCTGAAATGCGTTGAACCAAGAACTGGATTCCTTCAGTTACAGGATTAACAAAAACCTCGAAAACATATCTATATGCAGATTGAAAAGCATTTGAAATAGCTGTAGATGCAGATTGAAACGCTTGGCCAATTCGTCCAGACAAGGACTGAATCCCTCTTCCTATTGGCTTGATAAATACTTCTGAAACAGACCTAAAAGCGGCTTCGAAGGCTGTTTTAATAACCTTACCTAATTCTTTTATGCCCTTTGTTACAGGCTTAATAAATTCAATGTTAATAGCTTTAACAAGATTAACAACCGCGTCCTTAATTGCATTAAAAGCAGCAACTAAAGCCGCAAGACCTGCAGCAACTGCCACAACTTTCAAGATAATTGGAGCTAACCCGACCAGAAGCGGGCCAAGTGTTGTGACTGCAGCAATGATTGGGGCGAAAACTAAGGCGACTGCACTTACACCGCCAATAGCTGCGATAACGGCTTGAACAGGCCCAGGCAGCTCAGCAAACTTCTCAGCAAGAAACACAACGCCATTAACTAATTTTTCCAAAAATGGCAAGAGCGCTTCAGTGATCTTCAGCCCAAGCTGGCTCAACTTCTCGCCCATAATGGTGAGTTTATCGTTGAACGCTGCCGATTTGTCTGCAAATTCTTGAGTCAATGCAGTGCTCATTCCACGGACTGCATCACCGCCCATGTTCAGCATTGGGATTAACTCAGAACCGAGACGTTGCCCAAAGATTTGCGACGCTAGCGCAGCTTTTTCAGTTCCGTCAGGCATTTGCTGAAACTTATCAGCTAGAGCCAGCATGACTTGGTCAGTGTCTCGAACCTTTCCATTCGCGTCAGCCACTGAAATGCCAAGACGGCTAAATGCTTCTGCCGCTGGCCCTGTGCCTTTTTTAACAGCATCATCTATACCCCGCGCCAAGTTTGGAAAAGCCTTCTCAAGGCTCTGAATGCTTGTGTCGCTCAGCTCAGCGGCTTGTCTGAATTTGTCGAGCATCGGCACAGCCACGCCAGTACGCTGCGACATTTTCGACATTGAATCAGCAGCCTGAAGATTTTTTGTCGCAAACGCACCAATCGCGCCAACACCAAGCACGGGCAGCAATCCACGCATTGCCCCAAGCGCTCCACCCGCAGAGGCTTTAAAGCGAGCCATCGCGCCGGTTGCTTTTGTGGTCTGAGTCGTGACCTTCCCTAAACCAGTTTGCAATCCTGTGATCTGACTCTGACCAACAACACTCGCTTTAATAGTCAGCGCAGTGGTCATGTCCATAGCCATGGCTATTTCTCGCGCTGATTGACGGTTTCCACCACTGTAGCTTCAATGATCTGCAAATCATCGAGCAGCTTTCGCTGCTCTTTGACCGCATACAAATCAAACACCCATCGAACAGCGTTGTAATCAAGCCCCACAACTCCGCCAGAGCCCACACGCCATTGCGTCTGCACCCTCAAGAACATGACAACAGCAGGCCAAGCCGCTGGAATCACTTCAAAATCTTGAACGCGCTTTTTCTTCGGTATCTCGAGACCGAACAACTTCGCATCTTCTGCTGTATCGTCGATCTCTATGCCGCCAGCCCAATACTTAGCGGCCCCGATTAGTTTCCCCGCTTCTCCTCCACAAGCGAGTTGAAGTACGCCTCAATCAACGTGCCCGCCATCATTGGCAGCTCTAGCAGCTGCTCTTTTGTGCGGCGTGTGAACGGCATTGGCTCCCCCTCGTTATCAACAATGCCACTCCAACCAACCAAAACCTCATCAGCAATGCTGACGTCTGTGATATCAACCTCAGCGCCGTCAATGCGCTGCTGCACAAGCTCTTGAATCTGAGTGATTCGAGATTGAGGCAGACGCTTGAATTCTGCCTCAAACTCTTGCTTCTCTCGCCTCCCCCCTGAGACAGGCAGCCTATAAACAATCGGCCAGCTGTAGGAATCAGAGTCCTTAAGGACAAGCGCCATTAGGTGAAAGCCAAACTGAAATCATTATTGCCCGCTGATGTTGGCGTGGCAATGTACGGCAAAGTTAGCATCTGGATGCCGTCCTCATCGCTATAAGAAGGACCCCCAAGATCAATTTGCGCAGCAGTGAATGTGGCGATGTTCCCCGCTGTGCTGCCATGCTGGAAGGTCAAGTTGCCTGTGCTGCTGCCAGTTGCTGCAGTGAAAAAGTCCTTGGTTGCAATAGTTGTGGCTTCAATCACGCACTCACCAGACGGGGCACGATTCACAATTTCAACGCTCTTGGTTCCGCCGACCAGCTCGCGATAGATAACCTCATTAGCCAGCTCGAAGCTCAAAGACTGCAATGCTCCGCTGTAGCTAAACACAGAGAAGCTTGAGGTGTTGCCGTTCTTGAAGACCAAAGGGTCAGCTTGATTGGAGTAAGTCGGTCCGCTGATCGCAACGTCACTCGGAGCGTTAAAGATTCCGGTCATCTCAAAAGCGATAAACGGAATTTGACCAACTTCACAATTCAACGTGAAGCTGCCACGGCAACCAGTGGCCTTATGGAGAACGCCATCATTGTTGAAGTAGATGGTGACAGATGAAGGCGTTGCGTCACTGTTTGGCGCATAGGTAACGCTGGTGTCAGCTACAACCGTTTCAGTACAGCGGCAAGCTTCGAGCAAAGGGCCATAAGCCGGAGCGGTGCCAGCAGTACCAGAGCCGGCAAGCTCAACCTCAAAGTTGATAAGGACGCGCTCTTGAGCCAACAGCTGATCAGCCTGACCCAGAAAAGGACGAATCAGCTCACGATTGACTGTGTCAACTTCGAGCGGCGTAACTTCAACATTCCGGACCAAGATGGCATTGCTTGCCTCAGTTGGCGTCGGATCAGTTCCGTAAGTCGTTTCCGTTTCGGCCAGAATCAGCCGCTTGATTGACAGCAGGGGCATGACTCCGCCGGCAGGTTTGCTAAGTCGATCTTAGCAAGGTCAACCGGAGCTGAGATCTGTCAATAGCGTCCTGTATTTAACGACGAAATTCATACCAATAACACCAGCTGGCTGGTCAGCATCAATCTGCTCAAAGCTCACAGCGCCTGGCTCAACGTCGATGGCGTAACCACCTGCCGTCAGATCATTCATGATCTTGCTATGTATGTCTTCAACGATTGGATCAGCTGCTTGGTCTGGCACAGCAGAGCGGACAATAATAGAGACACGAACACCCAAACTCCAGTCCAGACGGTCAAGCCTCAGGCTGTATTCAGGCGTGTCACCCGTTGGCTCAATCACAATCGCTGGCGATTCGCCGCGACTCAACGGCACAACACGGCTGCGATAGATGCGCGTTCCAACCTGCACCGTGCCAGCAAGGCTTGAGGCAATATCAGCAAGGATTGATTCCCGTTTTGTCGTCATGTCTTCTGAAGCGTGATTTCGCAGAGAAGCCCGTCACCTAACAGGCGTGTCTCTCTCACGGTGTAATCCACTGAATCGACAGTAATTGCATCGTCTGCCGTCAGTGTTCCAAATTCAGAAGCCTTAGCCGTGATCTGATAGTCCGTAGACAGGACCATGCCACCAGCTAAGACTTGATCAGGCTGATCAAACAAGACCTTTCCCGTCGTCGCACCTGCTGTTGCAGACACGCCGAAAGGATTGTCAAAAAAAACGTCTAGGTCATTGGTTAGGAAATCAGCTAGCGCCATCAGCCTTTGGTTTGCGGGTGCGTTTGGGCTTGGCCTCCTCGGCCTTTGCCTCAACAGCTTTGCCCATGGTGATTAGCAAAGCGCCGTCTTTGTCGGACACGTCATAAGTCTGACCGGCTTCGAGAGCCTTGCCAGATGCCATGACGCCTCTTGTGCAGGTGATTTTCATAAGAAAAAAAAGGGGCCGTTGCCGGCCCCCTCCCCGTTATCAAGCGGTGGTGATGTCTTCGATGCTTGCGAAGGACTGAGCGTGGCGCACAGCAACATCAAAGGAGATGATGCCGCGGACAGAGCTGAGTGCCTTGGCGAAGTCGTCAGAATCTTCACCCACAACGATTTCAAGACCGTTGCCGTAGAAGCCAACCATTGCCTGGCTGAAGTCACCAGCAACCAGAGCCGAGCAAACCTCAGAGCTTGAGCCCTTGGTGAGGTTTGAAGGGATCGCAT